TGGGGAATGTTAATTATGTCTGCCTACTTCGGTGGTAAGACGCTAGAGAATATCATGGAGATGCGTACTAAGAAACAATAGTCGCCTCCACAAACAACAAAGCCGCTAAAGGGTCTTCCCTCTAGCGGCTTTTCTTATGCCTGTTTCTCTACAGGACTTCCTCCTCCACCGTTTCCACCCCAGTATATTTCCATTCGGAAGATGCCAAGGGAGACAGTGATGTTCTCTACCATAGAGGTGTCATCAATGTTCCCATCATCGTCCATCTCGTAAGCAGCTCCGCTTTCAATGCCCACTGCTAATCCAGAAATCCAGTCAAAATCAATTTGCATTTAGTTTCTCCTTTTCCTCTGTCCAAAGAACAGCATATATGTGTATCAATTCCGCTGCTTCTATATAGCGGTCTAAAGAATCATTTACAAAAGTTTTAAAGGTTTGTCTGTCAATATGTTCTTCATCGAGAAGTTCAAACATATATGAAAGGCTGTAGGGGCCGTAAGAAAGATAGTCCAAAGCCCTTTCAACTTCCTTGTTTGTTTTGATGTCTCTCTTGTTTAACATTCCCTTCAGTTCGTTGAGAAAGAAAGAAGCAACCATTTGAGGTTTTGTTTTCTTTACTCTTTCTTCTTTCACTTCTTGCTCCCGTTAAACTGATGTAAGAAGACACCAAAACAATCAACAAACACCTCATCATGTTCATTACGACCCATAGTGAACATAATAGCATGAACAAGCTCATGGAAGAAGGTTTGCTCTGCATAGGTTTTATGCAGCCCTTCTTTGATATAAATAGTATAGGTAGACGAATCGCACCTCCCCAAGTCGGTCATTTCAGGAACTATTTTAACAGTCCATTCACTTCCAGCCAATGAGAAGGTGCTTGGTATTGCTGTTTTAGCAGCAGCCATTAGACACCACAGGAACCGCCCTTGCCAGTAATTTCGCACACATCAACTTCTTCATATACAACATCCTTATGCTTTAGGGCTTCCTCGTAAGGCACAGAGGTCAGAGGCTGACCACCACGGCTTCCATCAGGATAGCAGGTAAAACCACGCAAACGAGGGGCATACTTTGCAAGCACACTAGTGAACTTATCCACTTCTCCCTCATTGTTAAACTTAGTTCCCCAAGATGGGAGGTTGATGGTCGAGGAGATTGACATATCAACGTAGTCTTGGATGTCAGCTTGGAATTTGATTCGTTTTTCATAGTCCTCACTTAGGTCAATAGCACTTTCAATCTTGCTTGGGTCAACTCCATACTGGTCAATAAGCGTTTGAGCTGTTCCGTCAATGACATACTGATACTTCCACTTTGTTCCTTCTGTGAGAAACCTTCGTTTATATGCCACAGCAAAGAGTGGTTCGATTCCTGTAGTAGTACCTGCAAGAATGCCAATGCTGCCTGTAGGCGCAATAGCTCTGTAAGCTGCTGGTCGGCTAATGAAGAATCGGTCACAATGTTCGTCTGCTGCTCGTTTGCTTTCATCTCGGTATACCTCTAACCACTTACGAAGCTCAGGGGTCACTTCATATGAATATCGTTTCTTAAGGAGCCATTCGTGGATTCCCATAAGTCCAAGTCCAAGTCGTCTATTTTTCTCACGAACTGTATATACTTTTTGGTAGGGTAAATCAGCCCGGAGTGTACCACAGACCAAGAACTTAGAGGCAAGTTCCACAACGTGCTTGAACTCCTCCAAATTCTTGATGTTGCCCATATTAATTGACCCCAAATTGCAAACGTCACTATCGTCTTCTGACGTAACCTCAGTGCAAGCGTTTCTAAGCGTTTCATTCTGCTTATCCCCAAAGTTAAAGCTAAAGCCCGGTTCTGCTGTCTCCATAGCTTGTCGTACATTCTGCTTAAACACAGCATTGTTCTCAAGACCACCTACTAACGAGGCATCATCATAATTCACTGAAATGTTAGTCATGTCCAAGGGGGCAGAAGCATTAAAATCTTTTAGCTTCATGGCCTTGATGTCTTCATTCCAGTTCTTCATGGTCAGAAACTTCTGAATGTCATCATGCTGCCAATTAAGACTAGCATAGATAGCAGACCTACGGCTTCCTCCCTGCATTACATTACGTCCAATCTCATTGATAGCGTTCATCAATGGAATAGGGCCGCTGGCAGTGCCTCCTGTACGGCTCAAAGCCTTTCCTGAAGGACGTAGGCGGCTGTAGTCAATACCTATGCCTCCACCTGTCATTAAACAGCTCATTGCTCGCCATGTAACGTTGCTCCACTCCTCTCGTGTGTCTTCTTCAGCACGAAGCAGGAAACAGTTGTTATATGCCTTGAACGGACGACCTGCGTAGTACAGGTAACGACCTCCGGGCAGAAACTTCATTTCCTTGATATATTGTGTCAGATGTTTACGGTCAGTTTCTGACATAAGAGTGGACATTGTACCTTCACGGCTACCACATACGTCTTCAACTAAACGCTCTGACAACTTAGCCCATGTGTCTCCCGGCCCTTGGGCATACTTGAAACGAAACACATTCTCTGCAAAACTATTACGAAATTCGGTCATTCAACTTCCTTTAAAAACTTGTCCATATTATCTTCTATTGTATCTGCAAAGGCATTGATGAGGTCTTTGCTGCTGACATTCAACAGCTCCAGCAAGGAAATCTCATCAAGCCTTTCTAGCTTCTCTTTCAGTTCTTCAAGCAACACTGTCATCTTCTTCGTCTTCATCAAAAGCCAACAGGAACAGCAAGCAACACACAGCGTGTGCTAAATGGCTCTTATGGCTTTCAGCATCAAATTGCTCTCCTTGTCGCCATGCCCAAATGTGACGCATAGCAGCATTAAAATAGCGAGTGTCAGGGTCATCAACGTGCTGCCAATTGTCAGGGCTGTATTTGTTAGCACCATAGGTGAGCACCTCTACAACTTCTTCCATTGGCCCCGGAGGAACTAACGACCACATAGGCTTGTTTCGGTCAAACTTAACACCCAATGTTGGCTTCTCAATCTCTTGAGTAAAACTACTCATAGGCTGCTCCAATATGCTACGGATGTAGTCTCGTGATTTTTCTAAATATTCGTTCTCAAAATAGGGAACACCAATGCGTCCACAGCTCTCTTTATATTCATCTTTAGTCATCAATAAGCTCCACAGCGGTTAATTGTTTATTTGTAAATGTAAATTTAACATTATGGTATCCGTACTTTTCCCTGTCATACAGCCACTTGTCATTTCGTGGACTTGTAATTGAGGCATAACGGATTTCAATAAAGTCTTCAGGCCAATCTGGTTTATTCATCTTTGTACTTCCGTTCTAAGTATTCAATAGATAAGAGCATTTCATCAAACCCACCATCATGCACATCATTAAGGACAACTAGTCCCCGCCAATGCCTGTTAGAAAGATTGTCCATATAATCTTCGTCATGTAGATAATAGCTACCAGCAACAATAGCACAAATAGGCTTACCATCAGCTCGTTTTCCATATGCTATTTGCTTTCCTTGTTGATGTCCAGCCACGCACGACATATGTAGCTTACTAATAATTGCAGCAGGAGAAGCGGCAGGACGACCCATTGCACCCACAGGCCAATAATGAGAAAACCCAACACCAGCAATAAACACTGGCTTAAGAAAGTCATGTACTTCCCAATCTTTTGTATTGCAATGGTCATACGTCATCAGTCCTTCTAGCATCGGGTTGTTATTAATGGCTCGTACAATGCGGTTCTCATGGTTTCCTCTCAAGAACACCATACGAGGTTTATACACCTTATGCTTGCTTTCCTTCTGTACCTTCTGCATGGCTTTAACAGGGGCTAGGAGGGCTTCCATGCCCACATTACCAGCCTCTATGTCTGCTAGGTAGCGTTTCCCCTCGAAATACTTGCTACCTGCTTTGTCATGGCTTGAGAGGCTTGGCATATCCCAATGGTCTCCAAGGTGTATAACAATGTCGGGCTTGTAGTCACAGATAGCCTTCCCTGCCCATGTCAGGTGCTTGGTAGGCGTATCTGGCTTACATTGCGTGTCAGGAATTACTAGTATCTTCATCGTCTTCCTCATTGTCGTAATAGTCTCCAATCCATCCTCCCTCACGGAACGGGGAATACTCAATGCGTACCTTATCACGTACACCTACATACCCTGTTGCTTCTAAGAAGAACAAGAAGTCTTGAAGCACATTAGGCCAAGGCGTTCCGTCATCGTAATTCACAACAAAGGTGATGTCCTTATTTTCAATTGCGTCTTCTTCTCGAAATGTAAACTTGTTTGTCATTTGGTTTCCTTCATATTCATTACACGTTTCATCAGCTCTGCGTTAGCAAGGCTGTAGGCGGGTTCGTCATAGAAGCTATTGTAATATACAGGGTCTTGTCCTACACGTACAGAGTTTCTTGCTATAACACCTTGTATGTCTTCTAAAGAAGCTCCCCAAGGTACTTTCTCATACGTCATGCTGCTTCCTTTGGTTTTTCATAAAACATATGACATTGCTGTAGGTTGTGGTTATAGGGAACCCCTACGAAATAGCTCTTCATCTCCTCTGTTGGCCTATAAGGGAGATACCTCTCGCACTGCTCTGCAATAGGGCAGTGTAAGCCATCACACCGAGTTATGTCATTCATTTTATTTTCTTCCCTGTGCTAATATAGCACAAATAGCAACATCTCCTGTGTTGGTTAGACCATCTATAGCACAAGCTACAACCATTGGGTCAGCACCGTTACTAACAGCTTTTTCCCATTTATCACGTTTACCATAGGCATTAATTGTAATGCAGATAGTCAGCGTCATAAAAAATACTAAAACCATGCCCCATATGCCTAGCCAAAACTTTGATTCATTCATGTTTTCTTCCTTTGTTCCTTTTCCTTAGCACTCTTGATGACATGGCAGGGCTTACATAGAACTTGCAGGTTTGGTTCCTCGCAGAACAACCTGTCAATGAATGTGTCCCACCCTTGCCATCCCTTCTTTGGGTCTACAGCTGGATTCTTGTGGTCAACCTGCACCTCTTTAGCTACAAACTCGTCTTTACAAGCGTTGCACTCAAAGTGTTTAGCAAGTTTCCCTGTCTTCACATTGGTCTTTCTCTGTGTAAACGCAGCATCAAGCACAGCATATTTAGGAGGCCACCTCTGAGTTGCTGTTCGTAATGCCGACACAACAAAACTCTTGAACCTAGCCTCCGTCCACTCCCCTCCATTGTATGTTCTTACGCTGGAGGTTGCCATGTCTGTCCTTTCTCACGCCTTAGCCACAGCAGCTGTCCGTTCTCTGCTACGTGCTCAGGAGGCTCTTTAGCAGCCTTATAAGCCTCCACAACAGCCTCGTACATCTCCTTGTCCCCTGTCAGCCCCTTTAGGAGCTTTGCAGCCTTTACAGGCCCAATGCCTTTAAGCCCTTGGATGTTGTCAATTCGGTCTCCTGTCAGCATTTGCAAATAGAAGCTCTTTAGTCCTTCTTCTTCAGAGACATAATATTCCAAGTCCTTTACGGGGTTGTAATGCCACCCCGGTAGTTGGTCTAGGTCTTTGTCCACATGAACAATCCAAACGCTCTTACCATTTGCTTCAATGCCTACAGCATCATCAGCTTCTTCACCCTCTGTTGTTACAGCCTCCAGCCGTGTTAGGTGCTTTCTTAAAGCCTCGTAATGCTCAGGCTTCTCTACGTCTTTCCTGTTCCCCTTGTAAGGCACTGTCTTAGCTAGGTCATACCGGAAGTTTGATTTACCAGTGATGAACGCCTTGTAATCAGTACATTTGAGACGAATGTACACCATGTCTGTCAGCCACTCAGTGAGCCGATTCTTAGCCCATTGTTCCTCTACATCTTTACACGAGAAGGCAACGGAATAGACCAAGAAGTCGGCATCAATGACAGCCTCCGTTGGTTTAGGAGGCTTAGACATTACAGCTCCATGTCTGCTTCTTCTTCCACCTTGGCAGAAGGAACATAGGTGACAAGCTCTGTAACCACTACACGCTTGGCAGAGGCAGCAACGCCTGTCTTCTTAGCAAACTTCCATTCGTATGTGCTTAGGACTAAAGTAGCCTTAGAGCCGTTGCCAATAGTTTTAGGGTCAATGTTCTTACCATCGTCATCTACAGGCTGAATAGCGAAGTTGCTCTTGCAGGTGACAAAACGTCCCATGCTCTCGTTCTCGCCTACGTGAACACCAAGGGCTTCCACCTTAGCTACGTCTTCAGCAGACAGGTTCCCAAGTTTCACCAAATACTTCTTAGAAGCCTCTGTATATTGGTTAAATTGAACCATGTCAGAAGCGTAGTACAGCTGTCCGGTGATTGTGATAGGTTTTGCAGTCATTTTAAGTTTCCTTTTAAGCAAGCCTTACGGCTCAATGTGTTTTAAAATCCAGCTTACTATACTACTGGGATGCTGCCGTGTTTTCCGGGTACACCTTCCCTTCCACGAATCCGCAGTTGGGGCATCAGATTGAGCTTTAATGTGTATCTCTCCACGTCCTTCCAATCTTATACTCTCCATTCAGGGGGCATCTAAGACCAAAATGTTCCCCTGCTTCAACAATGCTTTGCACTGCTGCTTCACCTACTATTATAGCATACTTTTCAGATGTTTCAAGCTGAATTTCATCGTGAACATTAGCAACTAGTTTAATAGGCCAAGAATTTTCCTTGCATTTGTTGTAAAAGATGCACAAAGCCTTCTTCATAACAATTGCCCCTGCCCCTTGCAGCAAGCTGTTTAAGGCTGCGTGTTCAGAGCGTACCCAAATCTTCCTTCCGTCTAAGCCCGGTACATAGCCCATAGCAGCATATTTAGCTACCTTGGCTATGAGCTTGGCTAGAGCTGGTGTCTGTGAGAGAAATCGCTTTTTAAGCTCTCCACCTTTTCGAGAGTTTCCTCCAACAATGCTACCAATTTTTGCATCTCCAGCTCCATATAGGAAGGCATAGATGAAAGTCTTTGCGCTATCACGAGTAAGTAGTCCAGCTGCTCGTTGATTGATTGTGTGTACGTCCGTACCGTCCTTACTGCTTCCCTCACATACTGTTCTGACATATTTAGCATCCTTCATATAATGAGCCAACATTCGTAGCTCTAAACCACTAGCATCAATTCCTACCAATACCTGTCCGTCTTCGACTGTCCAGCATTCACGACACTCAGGGCCATAGACACTGCCCGAATTAGGTATCTGTGCCATGTTAGGGCTGCTGTGCGTCATACGGCCTGTTACAGCTCCATTAGTCATCACCTTGCCGTGTACCCTGCCGTCCTTTCCTACAGCCTCCAACCAGCTCTCTATCTGTGCCACACGCTTCTGAAGCATCAAATACTCGACAATGGGGGCTGCCTCTGGTAGGTCTATCTTCGACAGCACGCCCTCGTCAACTATTGGTCGTCTTTTTCCTGTGTACGTCTCGGGCTTCCATCCAAGCTCGATGAACTTTTCTCCGATTTGTTTCCTTGATGCGGGATTAAAAGTAGCCACCCCATCTTTGAGAGGTTTTCCAGTTTTGTCGCTGGTTCGTTTAACAACGACAGGAGGCCATCGTTCTTGCATTTGTTCATATAAAGCATCCAATTTTCCTTTGATGTCAGTAAGTAGGCAGGTTGCATATGGTATATCCAGTTTAAAACCGTTCCGTTCTTGTTCCGCTATGATTGTCGCAACTTCGTGTTCCAACAGTACACTTTGCTCACTAAACTGTTTCTCATTTAAGTCATTGACTAGTTTGAGATACAAAAGGGATGTCACCTCACAGTCTTGTTGGCAATAGTTTGCTAGGAGACCCATGTGAGGACTATCAAAGCATTCGCCTTTATATTCCTCCCTGCGTCCCATCAACCAAGACCAAGCAGAGCTATAGCTTGTCTTCTGTGTTCCTAGCCTGTTTCCCCATGCTTCTAATGAATGACCATTCTCTCTGCTCGGCTCTAACAGCCGACTTACTATCAACGTATCGTACAACAGGTTCGTAGCTATCTCTATCCTCCAAATAGCTTTCAACATCGGTGCATCGAACGCCAATATGTTTTGGCCTATAACTTGAGTAGCGTCCTTTAAATAGGCCGACAGGCTGCTTGCTTCTTTCCATGTTCTTTTCTCTCCGGTATCAATGTTCTTTGTACATACAAGCCATATTTTCGTATGGGCTAGGTTTGTCTCTATATCAAGGATGAGCCTCATTTTGTTTCTCTTTTTCAATTGCGTTATAAACCCGTTCAATCAATGACTTGTTTACAAAACCATCATATTCTTTCCCGGACTTAAAACTTTCAAAGGAATGTAGCAACTCAAGCCAAGTTTCCCACGAATCGTCATAAAACTGTTCTTGTTTTAGTTTTGCCAGTCGAG